ATTTAAAAATTTATGATTACCTCCCCCAGTTTTAAATGCCAATTCAAAGCTCTTGGGTGGTTTTAAAAATTTACTATCTTGATAATTGGGTGCCATATTTCTCTTAAAGACTCTAATTATTTGTTTGATTTCTTCTGCTTCTTTTGAATTTCTTGGAGTCATTTTAAAAGAAAATTTGAAATTTCTCAATGTTACGTTGTTAAAGAGAAGTTCCATATTTGGGTTAAATATTTGACCGGTTTCTCTTGATAATAATTGCTGTGGGGTGACATTTGCGCCAAATATATTTACTGCTTCTGATGCAAAATACCGATTTATTGCTTGTCTTGCCCTAGGATCTGTGACAACATCATTTAGAGCTTTATTTCCTTTAGAAAAGAAATCACCTAAGGCTGAAGTAATATCCGCTCCTTGAGCACTTTCATCAAGTCCTCTTGTTATTGTACCCAATGCAGCAGCAGCAAATCCATTCAAACTATCATCAGAATACCCAACACTATTACCATCTTGAATGTTTGATGGCATTGGGAGTATTATAAATTGTGGATTTGTATAGGCAGTTTTTGGACTAAGATTTGTTCCTGCACTAAACGCAGTAGAAACAACCGCATTTCTTTGAGATGCTCCTTCATTAACTAGTCCATTAGGCTTTAAATCAACAACTGCTATTTGTAAATAATCAGTCTTGTCTCCAATAATCTCATATGGATATCTTAATATTTCATATGAAGTATCGTTTGCCATTTATCCTTTTCTAAGTATTTAGAAGATTTTTATAAGGAACCTCATGGTCGAAACATATCATATATCTAGAACTTGATAAATTATTTTTTACTCTATGGTTTGTTCTCCCCCAAAATAAAACATACTCATTGTTTTTAAATTTTACTTTTTGGGTATTATTATTTAAATATATAAAAGACTCCTTTCCTTCCTCTTCCGGAACATCTAACCCCCATAAACCTCTAATAATTGCTAATCCCGGTTTTTCTGGATCTGGGTCGGAGTGCCATGCAATTTCTTTTTTTGCTTCAAGAATAGTAATTCCAACTCTTTTTCTTACTCCTGCTTCTAACAAAGTTTTTGTGAGAATTGGCAACATCGATACATTATGTTTAACCTTTAGCAAATCATCATCAACCTGAATCAGATGTTTGTAATGATTCATATCAGAATTTATTGAAAGTATATCATTCATAGTTCCATATAGAGGAGCAACCTGCCAACCTTTATATACAGAGGAACTTTGTTTACCAACACGCTCTGCCGCATTTTGAACATAATATCCAACTTCTGCTCCCCAGGTTATGGCAAATAAATTATTTTTATTTGCCATAAATTCTTCATGTATTTCATCAAATCTTTCCTCTAAAAGTTTTAGATTTGGATTAATTTCATCAAGAGTGAAAAAACGATTCATTTTATTCATTTTATTATTTTAGCAAAAGGTAGTGCTTTTAGATCTTTAAGTTCGGAAGAATTAACTATATGTAATGATCCTACTATTTCTTCCCAACTATATTGACGTACTCGATTCCAGTGAAAATTTACACCTTTAAATCCCCATGAGTATATATTTGTGACTCCAACAAGAGGGTGAGCATCATAAGTAATACTTGAAGTTTTGGGAGCATATACGAATGTATAATACTTACCTACATCAGGAATTAATACAGTGTCTTTTAAGGATTCTAGAATGGACTGCATTATATCGTCCGGATCTTCGGTTCCAATTATATTATCTACAATATGACGAACACGATTTAGTCTTCTATTTGTATCAGTGGGATTGCTCCTATCTCTGATGGTTTTTCTTGGCATTACTTAATACCTAATTCGTCTTCTGTTAGAACTTTAAACTCCCACATCCTATCTTTACAAAATTCTTCCGCTGCCTTCCACTTTGCCTGATTTTTGGCATATTCGACTACTTCATAGATGTATGACTTTGTTTTTCTTTTTTGAACTTTGGGTTCTATTGTTTGTTTTTTAGGTTTAATTTCAATAATGTATTTTTTAATTTGACCTGTTTGCTCTTTGACTTTGATATAAAAATCTGGAAAGTACCTATGAATACGGTTATCTATTGGTGAGCGATATGGTAATGCTATTTCCTCACTAGCATATTCAAGAACATTTTCATTAGTGTCACAATAAACTAGAAATTTTCTTTCCCATAAAGATCTATAGATTATATTATTTACATCACCCCTATATTTTTGTGGATTTTTTGGTTGATATCTTCCTTTATATGACATTTTTCCAACCTTTTACAGATTTTCTTTTACCTTGGAGAAGTTCACAAACATGTCCACTACTTAATTTATGTTCTTTACAAAAATGACTTAAACATGAAAATTGAATAATATTTCCCTTTTCGTTTATTAATATTCCACCTTTATGCAAATGGGGTTTTTGTGTATTAATAGATGATTTATGCATTTTTTCAATGGTTTGGGGTTTATGTTTTTTCCCAGTCATTCCATGATTTTTTAATCTTTCAACTTTTTCATCATTCTTTAAATTTTTCCAATATAAAGAGACCGCATTTTTTCTTCTATCAGTAACATCATCACTATAACAGTCCCACTTTTCATCTTCACTTAAATTAATATCAATTATTCCAATATTACCTATGTTTAAAATTTTACTTATTCTTGTTGTGTCATATTTCATAATCTCACCATAAAGTTACATTCCCAAAGTATTTATACTAAATACCACAAATATCCTAAAATATTTAGATGTCAGTTACAACACCACAACCCATTAGTATGGAGGTTGCCAAAACTTATTTTGGAGAACTGTCACTAACAAATTATTATCTTGTCGGATTTAATGGAATGGGAACAGTGGATGGTGATTCTGACTTAATGGATCATTTGTTAAAATATGCAGATTCAACTCTTACAGAGGATTGGATTAGTCGTAATGTTGGAATTTTATGTGCTGATGCAAATTTACCAAGTAGTACTTTTGCAACGGCAGAAGTGAAGGATAATTTTATAGGAGTTCCACAAGAATTTGCACACAGTCGCCTATTTACTGATATAGATTTTACTTTTTATGTTGATACTGATTATAAAATTTTAAGATTTTTTGAGGGGTGGATGGATTTTATTTCTGGGGCCGGGGCAGCACAAGTAGAAAATGGTGGTTTTAATAAAGGATATTTTAGAAGATTTCAATATCCAGATAGTTATAAAATTAATAATTTATCTATTACTAAATTTGAAAGAACTTTAGGAAGTATAGAGGAATCATTTACATTAGATTATCAGTTTGTTAATGCATTTCCCAAAGGAATTACATCTATTCCAGTTTCCTATGGACCTGCAGATTTATTAAAAATCACTGTGACCTTTAATTATGACAGATACGTTGTTAAGAATAATACAGTTGCGGGTCTGGATATAGTAAAGAAATCGCCATCTCCTTCTCCCGTATCGGATCTTCCAGTAATACAAGATATAGAAGGACAAACTCTTCCATTTGGAACAGGAATACCTGGATTAAATGGTGTTCTATACCCCAATGTGGTCTAATAAATAATAGCACTGAAGTTTCTATAGGTCATTATGCCTTTACCAAAGATTTCTACACCGACTTATGAGTTGGAATTGCCTTCAACAGGGAAAAAAATTAAATATCGTCCATTTTTAGTTAGAGAAGAAAAAATTCTGATTATGGCACTCGAATCCGAGAATATCAAAGATATTTCTGGTGCCGTTGTCCAAATTTTAAATGATTGTATTTTATCAAAAGGAGTTAATGTCGCTGAATTATCAACTTTTGATATTGAATATTTGTTTTTAAATGTTAGATCTAAATCTGTCGGGGAAACAATAGAAGTAAATGTTACTTGCCCAGATGATGAAGAGACAATTGTCAGCGTAGAAATTAATATTGACGATATCAAAGTTCAAAGATCAGAAGAACATAAAAATGTCATAAAGTTGGATGATAATTTGTCCATGAAATTGAAATATCCGTCACTAAACGAATTTGTAGAAAGTAATTTTGAAGTTAATGAAACTAATAATGATGTTAATAAATCATTGTCAATGATCACTTCATGTATTGATACAATATATGATCAGGAAGAATCTTGGAGTGCTTCGGACTGTACCAAAAAAGAACTTGATGAATTTATCGAACAATTAAATACAAAGCAATTTAAAGAAATTGAAAATTTCTTTACAACAATGCCCAAACTTTCCCATACTGTAAAGGTAAAAAATCCAAAGACTGATGTCCAAAGTGAAGTTGTTCTGGAGGGTCTTGCAAGTTTTTTCAGTTAGGTATGGCTCATACTAACCTTGAGTCATACTATCAAACTAATTTTCAGTTAATTCAGCATCATAAATATTCTTTGACTGAGCTTGAAAATATGATTCCTTGGGAAAGGGAAGTGTATATTGGTTTATTGAAAAATTATATCGAAGAAGAGAACCTAAAGCAACAACCTCGTGGATTATAATTATCCAATCTATAGGGCACCATCAGTACCAAAATTAAGTAGAAAAAATATATCTTCCCCATTAGCGGGGAGGACTTCTTTTTCTAAGCCTTTACAAGTAAAAAAATCTACATTCGGATTTAGAAAACAGAATATTCAATCTCCGAATATAATTTCTGAGCAATTGAATGCTGATAATTTATCTTTAGGCGTAATTAAAAGTTTAAATGAATCACTAATAGAAACAAATAGAGTTCTTGTAGAAATACAGAACCAATTGGCGATTGATTTTTCGACAAGAATTGCAGAAGATAGAAGGCAAATAGGAGAAGTAAAGAAACAAAAATTTAGAAAGGCTGCCTATAATAAAGAAGCAGCACTAGAAAGTGTTCAGAGTATAGGGAAAGGTCTTTTCAGACAAGTAGATAAGGTTTTAACTCCAGCTAAAAGTTTGTTTCAAAAGATTATTGAATTTTTTAAAACAATTCTAACCGGACTGGCTGTCAATACTGCCTTAAATTGGTTATCTAAAAAAGAAAACCAGGAAAAAGTAAAGGTATTTTTTCAATTTTTAGCAGATCATTGGAAGTGGATAGTAGGAACATTAATAGCTGGAAAATTATTGGGGGGATTGCTTGGTGTAATTGGTGTTGTTAAAAGAATTAAAGGTGCTATTGATTTATTAAAAGGAAAATGAAAGCTTTCTGGTGGTGCAGGACCAATGGCTTGCTCCGCAATCTTAAAATGCTTAAAGAATGCA